CGTTGGATGGCAATAGGGTACTAATATGAAATACGCACACATAAGTGATTCAGGCCAGATAATAGGCTGGTATTGTACAGAAATACATGGAGAAAATATCCCTACGCCGAATGTTGAGGTAAGCGACACGGCGTGGCAATCCGCTTTGGATGGAAATCATAATAAAGTAAATCAAGACGGTACTACTGAGTACTATGACTTTCGAACAGAAGTAGAAAAGAGCGACTGGGAGAGTACCCAGTACCAACGCGATCGTGAAGTTGAATATCCTAGTATTAATGACCAGTTGGACATGCTCTACTGGGATAAAGTGAACGGCACGGATAACTGGCAGCAAGCCATTACCACCGTAAAAGAAACCTACCCGAAGGAGGCATAAAATGTCTGAGCATAATGTAACTTACACAGTAACTGAAACAACCGATGGCGTTGCGCAAGTTACTTTCACCTGCGGCGATACCGATATTACCCATGAGCGTGGAGTTAATGTTGGCGATTGCGCCGACGACGCAGCTTTACAGCAGCGACTATCCGAAGTGGCTCTGGGCGTAGCTCATAAGATCGCTGTAGGAACAATCACTGCACCAGCCGAAGAGGCTGAGGAAACATCCGAAGAATCCACTGAGTAACTTAACTAAAACAGGAGAACTACGATGGCTAAAGACGAAAACAAAACCATCACGGTAAACGACGTTGAATATAACCTAGAAGACCTAAGCAAGAACCAACTGGCTATGGTCGACCACATCAAAGACCTAGACCGTAAATTAGGTAACGCCTTGTTCAACGTAGATCAGCTGAAAGTTGGCCGGTCTGCATTTGTTGACATGTTAGCACAAGAGCTAGAAGTGCCAAGTGAGATCGTAGCGGAAGAATAGACCATGGAAGTAGACATGCTGTGGAGTGGCGGCCTAACCGCCGTAATAGGGGCTTTAGGGTTCGTTATACGTAACTACGTTGCGGAGCTACAGCGTGTTCAAATACTTCTCAACCGCACTCGTGAAGAGATGGCGAAAGAGTACGTTACCAAGGCAGAAGTCCGTACAGACATAGGCCGCGTACTCGATCGCCTTGAACGGTTGGACGAAAAACTCGATAGATTGGTGGAGGCTCGTTAATGGTTTCTTTTAAGCGCCACGCTCTCGCAGCACTCACATTGTTGATCTTGGCGGGCGCGGTGTCTGCTGAAGAAATCAACAACGGTGTGATTGTTACTGAAAGCACGACAACCAGCACTGTGACAACAAACGGCGAAGTTACTACGAATGTTAACTCCCCGCCGCCATCCGCTGTTTCCCCGCAGTTCAACGGGGGTGTCAACTCAGACCTCTGTACTGTCGGTGTAGCAGGCGCGGTGCAAACTCAAATTCTTGGTATCTCGATGGGTTCTACCGTCAGAGATATGAACTGTGAAAAATTAAAGAATGCGAAAACTCTATATGACATGGGCATGAAAGTAGCCGCAGTGTCTGTCATGTGTCAGGACAAACGTGTCTTCGACGCTATGATGGATGCAGGCACTCCTTGCCCTTACGACGGTCTTATCGGCTCTGAAGCCAAGACTGCATGGGAATCTGACCCTGATAGAATACCGGGGGAAGAACAGAAGGAGGTATTTGATGACGATGCGAAAACCCTTATGGGTGCTGGCGGCGTTCTCGGCGTTCTGGCCATGCTACTCTTTCTCTGACCAATACATTTACGGCACAACAGGTAATGCTGCCGTAGACGGGTTTACGTGGAGTATGGGTACTTTGGTGCCTGACGCTCCCGGCCTTTCTGTGAATGGTGTCATATACCGCTACACTACAATCAAAGACCCTGATGAAGCTATGCTCGTGCACGTCCAGAACGAGGCGGCTAACGGAAAAGGGTATACTTTCCGCATTACAGACGATTGGACGGGTCTACCCGGCAATACAATCAACAAACTCGTCTCAGTCAATAACATCCCTATAAGCCGTTGGGGAGATGGTTCTATAGAGGTTGAAGGCAAAGGCACGGTGGTAGACCCAACCGTTGTTTACACTTACCAGATAGACACTTGCTTCAACCCGCAGACTGATCCTTCCTGTCCGGGATATGTAGACCCTGCTACTTTTCTGGTAGCGGAAAGTCCTGCTGAAGCCTACGATCCACTGGAAGACCAAGCCGTCTCAGACACGCTAGAAGCCACTGATCCAGAGCTGTACGACGAGGAAGAAGAAGACGAAACTATCGCTTCTGAAAAGGTCGAGGCAACCAAAGATAAGTTCCAACGGGGGCTTACTGCTAGTCAGAACGCTCTGACTTTAGCCAATAATTTCTCGCAAGATAGTATCATACGTGCTATTAATACAAGTGTTAACATGTATCCATATTATGCTACATCTATTAACGGAGGTGCATACCGGGAGACTACTAAGTTAGTTGACTCGGAGCTTCCGGAAAATCCCCGTGGTCTTCGCAATGGATTAGCTCAACAACTGCTTCACGATAAGATGGTCGAAGAGCAGTACAGTAACTAAAGTTCTAGGAGACTTTATTATGAAAAGACCAAGCATCTACGCAGCAGCATTATTACTTTCAGTATCGGCGTCTGCGGAAGAGGCTGTCATCGAAGGTAACGTGCAGTCTAAGTGCATTATCAACACGGACGTTAACGGCGTTTATGGAAACCCCGCGCCAGACAAACTTAGTACTCTCTCAACGGATGGTGGCGTAGAACCTGTTATTCGTTTTGACGTTGCAGTCGCCGATTATTACCTCGCCCGTATCACAACACCGACTGGTTTCTCTACAAGCCCCTCTCTAAGCGACACCGTTACTTGGACAGGGTCTACCTCTGTAGGTGAAGTTTCTGACACCGGTATGTCTGCGTACAGCACAAACAAGGTAACTTACGATGCCACGACAGAGTTTGATCTAACTATCGCTGGCAGTACATGGTTCAACGTGTCTTCGGTAGCAGAGTACGGTTATGGTCGAGCATTACCGGGCGGTACATATCGCTCTGTTGTACAAGCTGAGTGTATCGCAAAATGAGAATTTTGCTTTGTATAGTGGCATTGCTGGGTATATCGCTACCGGCTGTAGCACATGAGATGACGCCAACGTATCCTACGTTTTCCCCTTCATACGTAAATGGGTTGGCGAGTACCAAGATGTCTGTGTTTAACGCACGCGATGACGTCGATTTCTACGAAGTGGCAGTGTATAACCCCGTATGGGAACCTGTGCCGTTTGCGGCGACAGATAAGATATTACACGTTCCCTTTGCAGAAAAGAAATCATTCGACGTTTACGTACGCGACGAAGACATAGCTAGGGCGGTGTATATTTGCACGCTGTCCAAGCTGCGGTCAGATAAACCCAGCAATGCTATTATTTCATCTAAGATTTGCTCACGGACAGATAGGGCAGAGTTCCGATGAAACGGTGGCTCTTAATAGCAGCGTTTATTGCTAATCCAGCGTTTGCGGATAGCAGTTCACTGAATTTGCAGCTGCCAACAGGCCCAACCAGTTACCAGTCCGATAAGTTTCGCGCTGGTAACTTAGACTGCTCTAACGCCATCGGCGGCGGCACTAACCTTGAGTTTGGCGTGACTGGAGTCCTGAATAATGTCGGTGGTCGGTACGACGAGCTGAACCGCTCACTGAACGAAAGCCGAGACGTGGGCGTCTATGCGAGGATTGTTATACCGTTAGACAAACCTAAGCAGCGTATTAACTGCAATACTCTTTACCAACTTGAGTTGCAGCAGCGCCGCTTAGAAATACAAAAACTCGAGCAGGAATTACAGGCTCTCAGAGACCTGAAGAATAACCAAGAAAACTTCGAGAACTAATATGGTAGAAAGAGATTTAGGCGAAGCATTAGACAAGATAGAAAGTGTTCCAGACAAGCGCGTACGCTTATTTGGTATTCGTTTTTCTTTTGCGCAGCTTAGTCTCGCGGTTGCGCTGCTAAGTTCTGTGGTAGGCACTCTCTACGCTGGGTTTCTTATGTACCAGAAAGTAGAGGCTGTCGCTAACTTAGACTTGGGCGAGTACCAGTTGGCTATGGATGTCATGGATGCGAAAGTATCCGGTATGGCTGAGAAAGTTGAGGAAGCCGTTGAGTATTCCAGAGATATTAAAAACGGCCTGAAGGATGATATTCTACGTATTGAGCAGCA